TTCGATTTTGCACCGTTCTTATATGTGCAATGTTCACCAGACGAGCGTGGCTAACATGAAGACAATGCAAGATGTAATCGCTAAGGTATTGGAAGACCATTTAGATGTACTGACTGACCGTATCAAACAAATATGGGCGGTTGCAGACGATGGCATCTATACTGACCACCATATAATCCTTAGAAGATTCACACCAAGCGTCAACATGGTTAGACTTGGCTTAGACATTACAGGTCTTGGGGCGTTCATCCTAGAGTATGGCTCTGGTTCGTTCATGGTAACGAATACAAGTGCGGAACTTGGGGATTTTGGCAACCCAGACTTACCAGAATACATGGCATCATCTTGGTATAACGATAATCGTTCATCGCACGGCAATGCAATCATGGGTCGTGACAAAGGAGAAACTGTACATTCACCAACAATGGGTGTACCAGATTACAAATCCAAAGGTCACTTTAAGGGTATCAACCTAGAAGAACCCATGAAGAAATCCAAGTTAAAGCCTTTAGAACCAAAAGAACCGATGTTTGTTGTAGAAACAGAAATCGTTCATTGGTTGAAAGAATTGGATGAAGCTATTGACGATGCAGTATCTGATTATATCGAAACCCAATTAGATAATGCTTTTAAAGGAGTAATCGCATGAAGTATACGGTACAACTATTGGACGAACTGTGGAATATCTTGCGACAAGACGAAGAAATGGCTTCGTTATTACGCATAAAAGATACACAATCAATCCAAGAGTGGAACTCTAAGATTAGGCGTGGTCTTGCTGGTGCGGAACTCGTTGACGAAAAACAAGATATTTACATAATTATGTCATTCATTCCATCTGTTGGCAATACCAAGAATTGGATGGTCAACAAGAATTTACTGGAGTTTAGAATCATCGGTCGTTCTAACAACAGAAAACTTGTGAATGATTTATATATACATTTGAATAAATTATTAAAGGAACATTATCAAGAAATGTCCATCTATACCGAGGGTTCATTCTCTACTGGTACGGCTGGCTTAATCGGTTATATGTTTCGTGTTAGACCTTTTACATGGTCGTAATCATAGGAGATAATTAATGGCACAACAAACAGGCAAAAACTTTGTATTGAATGGTGTTGGCGAAGCATGGGCGAAACGAGTTGTAAACGGCAAAGTTGAAGCCTATAAACTCGGTACACTTCAAACAATGAAACTATCTTTCAGTTCCTCTGATGAAAAGGTGTACGGCTCTGATGCCCTACCACCAATCTATATCTTGAATAAAGAATCCAATGTTCAAGCATCTTTCACAGAAGCACGTTTCAACCTTGATTACTTGGGTGTAACTGCTGGTGCTGATGTTGACAACAACGGTACTTTAATCTTTAGTGTAAAACCTACATTGATTGCAAGCGGTACTGCATTTACCGTTCCAAGCGTATCTAATGTTATCCCAGAAGATACAATCGTTGTACTTGCGAACGATAATCAAATGGAAGACGAACGTGAAACATTAAAGTACACAAAAAGTACAACTCCGTCCGCTGGTGAATTTACAATTGATGCATCTGGTCAAATCACTTTGGGTACATCTGTAACTAACAAATTCATTGAAGTATCTGGTCTTCGTACTGATACAACTTCTCGTAAGGCGACAATGAAAGCAACTAGCGTACCACAATTCGTTGAAATCCGTCACGTTTCCAATCCTGTTGATATGGGCGATGGTAAGAAAGTTATCTTGCATACTCACATCTTCCGTGCTAGAGCGACTGGCAAAATGGACATTGACCATGAACGTCAAAAAGCATCTGCACCACAACTTGAATTTGAAGTTATGTATGATACAACTCGTACAGACGGTAAAATCTTGGAAATCACACAAGAAATCCAAGGCTAATCTCATGGGGGCATCTTCGGATGCCCCTATTTTTTATTATATGGAGTACTATGGAGATATATAGATGTCAAATACTTTAATTCCACAAGAAAAATACATTATGTTAAACGGCAAGGAATACAAGATTTATCCAATGTTGTTAAAAGATTACAATAAGGTTGAACGTCTATTGTCTAAAATAAATGACCAGTATTTATATTTGAACTTACCATCACCAATTTTAGACGAAGATGGCAAAGAAGTGTTAGATGCCAATGGCAAGGTGAAATATGACTATGTGGCATTTAACTCCATGTGTGAACTATTTGAGATGGCGTTACGTATTCCACGGAAAGAATTAATTAACGCAATCGACTTAGACAATGGTGTGCAACTGTTGGACGAATACTTATCTATTAGCGGATTAAAAAAAAAGATGATGGGTCTAATGGCACAGGAACTACCGAAGATAAATCTGGCGGACTTGACCTAGTCATTGCATCTTTGGTTCAACACACAAGTGAAACCAGAGAATCACTAATGAGATATACTTTACCAGAACTAGAGGGGTTATCTGTTGCATTAAACGAAAATAATAAAACAGATACAGACGATAGTAATACTTTTGTTGACTCTGATTCCGTAACAGGGGCAGATGCGGTACGTGGTCTTTTGAGTTCTGGGTACGCATCATAGGAGAATAATTAATGGGAAACAAAAAATTCGGATATGACATAAAAATAGACTACAGTCAAGCAACCGAGAATACCAATCGAGTAACCTCTAGTATTCTACAGTTGCAACAAGCAGTAGAACGACTAAAAAGAAACTCTGATATTCAGATTAAATTCACTGGTCTTCCACGACAACTTGATAGCATTACAACAAAAACTGCTACATTGGCTAATGCTTTGGAAAGAACGGCAAAAAGTGGTAACCTAGCGTCTAATTCTTTTGATGGTATGTCTGCTAAGATGCAGTCGCTTAAAAAAGATGGTGAAGCACTTGCCAAAGGTCTACAAGATTCTGCCAATGCAATCAAGAAACTGGAGTCGTCAAATCATAACACCTTAAGAGATGGCAATAAGGCTATGACGGTTGGTACTCAAATCAATCAACTTAAGAACCAAGCAGATGTCTTATATCAAGCATGGAAAGCGAACAACGTAGGTAAAGAGCAATATCTTCAACAAATGACTGCAATCCAAGGCAAGTTAAATACCTTGTATGGTCAACAACGAAGAATCAACGAAATCACACAAGAGCATATCCCAACGCTAACACGATGGGGTTTTGAGTTAGATAAAGTTGGTTCACGACTTGGGTATTTTGCAACACGTTGGGCGGCATTATGGGTCGGTGATAAAATCATGGATTCTTTATCCGCCTTTCCAAAAGTTGAACAAGATATGGCTGGTTTCGCCCAAGTAATGAAACATGGTACAGGTGCAACTAATGCGTTTGCTAAGTCACTATTAGAAGTTGACCCATCAAATCTTAAAAACAGTCTTCATCTTGGTGGTGCGGAAGCAGAAATCTTTAAATCTGAACTAGAGAATATGCAAGGCAAACTACAAGGACTTGCGGTACAATACGGTACAACAAGCCATGAGATGATTGAGTCTGCCAAACTTTGGGGTCGTGCTTACAAGGACAACAATACCGTTCTTGCGTTGACAGATGCAGCAACCAAACTTGCGGTTGCCGATGCGTTTGATATTGTGTCTGCAAACAAAGCGTTGGAATCTTCAATTATGCAATGGGGTTTTCAAATCAATAATACCAATGATGCAATGAGTGTGTCAAACCGTATTATCGACTCTTGGACATCTCTTGCACATAATTATACGGTTTCTGCACAAACATTATCCGAAGCCAATAAACGTATGGCACAATCCGCAGCCGAAGTCGGTGTATCATTCCATTCTGCACAAGCACTCGTTGCCGTTATGGCACGTAAAACACAAGCAGACGGTGGTGAAATCGGTAATGCCTTAAAGTCTATCTTCGGTTCTATTCACTCTAAGAAAGCCGTTAAAGCATTACAAGAGTTTGGTATCGAAGTTTATAAAGTTGGAGAAAATGGAGAACGGTCATTCCGTAAAGTAGACGATGTGTTGCTTGATTTGATGATTAAGGCACAAGGTTCCAAGGAATCCATGGAAGACTTGCTAAAAGCAATCTCTGGTGGTAAATGGCAATGGAATAAAGCCGATGCTATGTTGGACTTAAAGGAATACTTGGAAGCCTTACGATTGTCCTCAACATCCATGGGTTTCACCAATGCACAAGTTGGTATGCAACTTGATACAATTCAAAAGAAGATACAACAGATTGCCGCACAATGGGAAAAGATGATGACTACCGCTGGTAATGGCACAATGTCAACAATTATCAAAGGTATGTTAGATGGTGTTCTTTCCTTGTTTAAGTGGATAGAACGCTTACCATCGTCTATTGCTATGGTTTCATTCGCCATGCTTGGATTATTGGTCATTCACCGTAAATGGGGTTCTGTTTTCAACATTATGAAAACGAGCGTTGTTTCTGGTTGGAACAAAATGACTCATGCAGCCGAAAAATACGCAAGAGCATCAAGAATTGCAAGCGGTAATACAACAGGCTTAAAAGGTAAATTCCAAGGACTTAAGGGTGCAGCTGGTGGACTTGCTAGTGAAATCGGTACACTTACAGGATTTATGGGTGGCTGGGTTGGTATCGCTATTGGTGCGATTACAATTGCTAGTCAACTTGCTTTGTCTTGGCGTTTCAATCGTGAAGAAGTAGAACAACAGATTAATACTCATTCTCAATTGTTGCAATCTTATGAAGAAACATATGGACGTTTAAAAGAGTCCACTGGTGTCTTAGAACAGTTTATTAATGCCTATTACAGTCTGAACCAAAAGCAAAAAGAATACGCCGAGGGTTCAGAAGAAGCGAAACAAGCTGCGGAAGAAATCCAAATTGCACACGATGGTATTGTTCAAATCCTTGGCGAAGAACAAACAAACTTTGTGTTGACCGCAGATAATTCAGACGAAGCAAACCAACGTATGACACAAGCGGTACAAAAAAGGCAAGACGAACTAGCTCAACAAATTAAACATGAAAAGGCACAATTATTCCAAGCTGCACAAGCCGTTCGACAACAAACACAAGACAATCTTGACTCTTTACAACATGAGAAAAAAGGTTGGTTAGACCGTATTGCCGTAATTATTCAATTCACAAAAGTACTTGATGTTTGTCGCTTGGCTTACTATTCGTTGATGCACGCTTTTCAACAATGGAGAGCCGATAGAGCAGCCGCAAGATTACAACAAGCGGATGGTGCTATCGGTCAAGCCGAAAACGAATTAAATGCGTTAAAGGCATCTGGTGCAAACAATCGTCAAATTGAAGAAGCCGAACGTAATCTTGCAATGGCTAAGTATACTGCATCACAAATCAAGGATGAACAAACGCATTTACAAGAGGATGCTAATAGCTATGGTCAACAAGCAGACCAAATCTTGGCGGCAACCGCAGCTAAAGTGCAAGCCGATGGGGCAGAACAACTCCAGAGCATTAACTCTGCTTTATATGGCAACTCTGGTGGCGGTGGTACAACTGGTAATTATCCACGTATCGAACTACCAGATGGTGGTTCTGGCGATGGCAAAAAGGGTAAAACTGGGAAAACTGCCAAGGCTAAAAACCCATATAGTGGAACACCAGAGGGTGAAGCTATTGACTTCTTGATAAAACAAGGGTTTACTGCAAACCAAGCATATGGTATTGTCGGTAATTTAATCCAAGAATCTAGCATGAACCCATTGGCTGACAATGGCGACCACAGAGGTCTTGCACAATGGGATAAATACGAGGGTGGTCGATGGGAACAACTTGTGGCGTTCGCCAATGCTAATGCATCTGACCCAAACAATCGTGCGACACAAATGGCGTTCTTGGTACACGAGTTGCAAACAACAGAGCATGACAATTGGCTAAAAGTGCTACAACACGCAACCAACGGAACACCAGAGGAATACGCCCATTATTTTGATATGTTTGTTGAACGCTCTGGTGGTGCTGAAACGGCAGCAAGACAAGCGTATGCACGACAACTTGCTAATTCCCAATATGGGGATGAAACAAAAACTGATGCTGAAAGAGCATCTAAACTAATTGAGAAACAAAATAAACTTGACGAACTTGCGAAAAAACTTGCTAAAGCGGAAGCCGAAATGGAAAACGCTATGAAACCAAAAGAGCAAGCTGACTTGGCAAAAGAATCACAAGCCTTAAAAGAAAAACTGCAAGGTATCCAAAAAGAGATTGACGATTTAATTAAACTCAATCCAAAAGCAGATGTTAAAAAACTGCAAGAAACCATGAAGAAATACGATGAAGTTATGACCCATCGTATGCAAGATAAGTACCGTGATAAAGACTATGATGAAGCCACACAAATGGCAAAAGACCGTCATGAGAACGAAGACTTAGACATGGAAATTGCTGGTACATCTGAAAACTTTTGGACAAAAGATATTCGTAATGCACAACGCTTGGTTGAATTGTATATCATCAAGGTAAAACAATACAACGACATGGTTGCAGCCTTTAAGCGTGGTGATTCAGAATATACCGAAGCAGACATCCGTAAAGCTGGGATTGAACTGAAAAAGCTACAAGTACAAATCAACAAGACTGGTAATGACTTAAATAAGAATATCAAACAACAAACTCATGATGTATTCCATTCGATGATATTCGAGGGCAAGAAGTTTAAAGACGTTTGGAAAGACTTATGGAAACAACTTGCGGAAGACACATTGAAAATGATGTTTAAAATCCAAGATGGTAACGGTGGTCTTTTACAGAATCTATTAAGACGTAAAGACAAAAAATATCAAGATGGCATCAACCCATTAAAGAAATTAACTGGGAAAGATGGTAACATCGGTGGTGTTGATGAAACATTAAACCAACAAATGTTAGCAACACAAGCTACACAAAACCTTGATAAGAACTTTGCGACATTCTTGGCTAATACTCAAAACGGTACTGCATGGAGTCAAGCAACATTTACCGATGCCGTAATCTATGGCAATGTCCAAGGCGATAAAAACGGTGTTGACTTACCAGAGGGCAACAAGGACAAAAAAGACGGTAAAACCGATGTATCACAATATATCAACGCTGGCATGAAACTTGGTGGCTTAGGTAACAACAAGTGGTTAGGTGCATTGGGTACTGTTGCTGGGTTTGCACGACAGTTCGGTTTATTGAAATTCGCAAGCGGTGGTGCAGTCGATAAAGACCAATTGGTTCGTGTCGGTGAGGGCGATAAGAAAGAATGGATTATTCCAACCAACGACAAAAAACGTGGTATTCAACTATTGAATCAAGCTGCACGTGACCTTGGGGTTGGTGAAACCAAAGGTATCGAACCTAATTGGAAAAATCCGAATACATCTACAGGGGCATTATCGGAACAGACCAAACGACAAGACCGAATGATGAATCAGATGGTCGCAAACACATCGGCTATGACTAAGGGGATGAACTATATGGCGAACAATGGTTCTACACATGAATCTATTGCACAACCTGTATTTGTTAAACAAACGATTTCTGACCAAGACTTCTTGGCGAAATACAACAAATTGGTGGCACTAGGGAAAATGAAATAACACAACTTTTGTGTAATTTTTGACACTATATGTGAGGGGTGATAAACCCCTCGCATTATTACTATGGGAGGTCATATGGAAGACATTACGAAATACTTGGGTCTGAAATACGGCTTTAATCATAAAAAGAATCAATATCATTGTGTTGATGTTTGTCGTATGTGGTATAAAGACCACGGATATAAACATTGTTTTGACGATGGAAAGAAAGACCCAACGTCATGCGAAGATTTTCACAAGAATCATCAACTAAGGGTGTTGCGGTATTTGTTAAAACACTTTGACAAAGTTCGTGATATTGACAAATTACAACATGGCGATGTGATTGTATTTAATGTAGATGGCGACTTACATACTGGCGTGTATCTACAGAATGGACAAATACTTGCGATGCAAGTTCCATGTATTGAAAACGTATCACTATCTGCCGTATTTAAACGCAGTTATTGGCAACCATTGTTTTACTGTGGTTTCCATCAAGAACGCAGCGAAAGGAATTAACAATGGCGACATATCCAAAGTTCCCATTGCCATATATATTCGAGGTTGAAAAAGGTTTAAAGTTTGCCACACAAGAAGTCACATTTGAATCTGGTAAGAAACAAGTGCGACAACTTGCGGTAACACCAAAGAGAACTTGGTCAATCAGTCTACGTGGAACAACAGAACAACAAAAGATATTTGAAGACTTTTGTGAATCTGTTGGTGGTAACACAAGACCATTTTTGTTTACCGATGAATATGGCAAGGAACAATTATGC